GGCGGCTGGTTGATGGCCTCGCGGACGAACTGCGCGAACTCGTCGATGGTGATGGGCTCGTCGGCGTCTTGCAGTTCGGTTTCGTCGGTGGTGCGGGTCTGTTCTGCGAGCATCTCATGCGCTCCGGTGGTGGTCAGGTGCGCCAGTCGGGCGGCGGGGGTTCGTCGTAGGTCTGTTGCTTGGATGCGCTGCCCACCATGCCCAGCTCCTTGGCTTGCGCCCACTGGCGCAGTGCGTCGGCGCCCTCGCTGCATCCGTTGGCCTTGTCCGGGTCGCTCGTGTAGCGGCCCTCAGCGCGGTTGAAGCGTTTGCGGTAGCCCTCGATTCGCTTGATGCCCTTGTCGCACGCGGTCTCGTCGAAGTACGCGCCCTTGAGGTGTTTGCGCGTCTGCTGGATGCCGGTCACCAACTCGGTGATGAGCGGCACGATGGCGAATCGCTCGCCGGGCATGAGGTCTTGCAGCATCTCGCGCGTGCTGCGGTTGTAGTCGGACAGGCGCTTGTGGTCGGCGTCGTGCGGAAGGTAGTGAGTGTCGAACACGAAACCCTTGGCGCGGAGCTCGGCGACGTAGTGGCGCAAGTCCTCGTTGTGGCCTTCGTAGTAGTCGATGAACCGATCTTCTCCGCGCAGATCCTGGTGGAACCAAATCGCGGTGCCGTCCGAGTTGCCGATGTCCCAAAACGTGTTGACGGGCAGATCCAGGCGCGGCACGCGGGTAATACCGCCGCGCTTGCGCAGCTCGATCATGTCCTTCGCGTACCAGTTGCCCTCGGTGCTCACCTGGAAGGCTTCGGCCGGGTAGGATGGGTATTCCTGCCACATCCGCTCTTCTGCGCCGCTGAAGTCGGCGCGCTTGGTTGCCGCGTACCAAGCCTTCTGCTCGGCATCCAGGCGTAGGTCCAGCCCGATCGCCTTCTTGACCTCGATCTCGACCTTCTCGAAATACTCGTGGTCCTCGCGCGTCAGATCGACCGTATAGGCGTCGATGCGGTACTTCGGCTCCATCCACCAAGCGTAGAAGTGCAAGCGGTAGTCGCGCGCCGTGAGCGCCTTGCGGCTGGCCTCGTTGGCCTCGGCGATCTGCACCATTTTGAAGAAGTCGCCATCGCGTCCTTCGGCGGTGCTCTCGATCACCAGCACGCCGTTCATCGGCACCGCGGGAATTGAGCCGGTGACGACCTCCTGGGCCTTGTCCGGGTACTTCGCGCATATCTTGCCGAACTCGGAAACGTGCAGCCGGTGGATCGTGCCCGAGCGCATGGAGGTTGCCACGCGCACGCTGCTGTTGTTGTGGGCGAACAGCAGTTCGGATGCGGCGTCGCGCTCGAGCGGGAAGCGCTCGCGGATCTCGGCCGGCAGGCTATCGTAGGCGAACCGCACCTTGTCGCGGAAGATGGCCTCGGCGGCCTCGCGGTCCTGGGCGATGATGCCGCAGCGCTGGTGCGCGTTGAACAGGGCGTGATCTAGCCACAGCACGGCGACCAGCGTCGTGAAACCGAGCTGCCGCGCCTTGAGGATAAGGTTCCGATGCCACAACCGGCGGATGAACCGGCGCTGGGCGCGGTTTGGCTTGAACGGAAGGACGAACGAGTCCGCCTCTTCGATCGTGCCGTCCGGGCGGATCTTGTCGTCGCCCTTGACCATGATCTTGTAGAGACAGCCCGAGAACAGGCGCCACTCAGGATCTGCAAGGCAGCGCGCCAGATCTTCAGCCGTTGTCGGCAGCGGCAGCAGTGGATCGTCGCGCACGATCGCCATGCGTCAGTCCTCGCCCTGCTCTTCGCGTTCAGGATCGTCAGCAACGGGCTTGAATGCACTGCCGTTGCCTCCGGCGATCGCGTGCAGCAAGCTGGTCAGCGGGTCGGTCTTCTGCTCGTTGTCGCGCTCGTAGAGGCCGTGATGCCGGAAGAGCTTTTCGAGAGCCGAGTTCTTGTCAGCGATGCGGTACTTCTTGAGGTAGCCGACAAAGACGCGATCCTTGCCCGAGCCCTCGAACTGCTCCACAACCTCGATACCGGCCACAGCCGCGGCGGTGTCGTCGTCCAGCTCGGTGATGCCTTTCGGGCTGCCGTCGTCGTTGAAGAGCTTGCGCGGGTCGAACAGAGCAAGGCGCGCGGCCTCGAGCAGCACGCGGTCTGCGGTGACGGCGGTTCGCTGTTCGCGCTCTTTCTGTCGCGCCGCGATCGCGGCCTGGACTGAAGGTTTCTGCAGGAGCTGGTATCCCTGCTGCTCGGCGGTCTTTGCACTGTACCCGGCCCGGATGGCGGCTTGGGTGGCGTTGAGGTCGATCAGGTATTCCTGTACGAAGACGCTCTGCATGGGCGCAAGTTTGCGCACAGCCTTAGGGGTGGCTGCGGCCTTCTTCGTCGCGGCGGTGGTCTTGCGTGTCATGCGCGGCATGCTCTTCAGCGGGCGCGTGGCAGTCCAGCCCTACAGAGGGGCGCGGAAATGAAAAACCCCGCCGGAGCGGGGTGGTGCTACTGAGATGTTGCGCTCAAGCCTGCCTCGGCTTATTTGTAATCCGCACCGCCTCGTGGCACACGTCGCACAGGAAAAGGCAAGCGCCTGCGTTGCTGCGGTACAGATGCCGATCAACTCGCGTTCGCTCGCCGCCTTCAATGACGTAGATGTGCGGCGCGCCGGCGTCTTTCGCATTGACCCTGATGTGGTACGCACATTTTGGGTTGTCGCATATTCTGCCGCCATCGCTCATGATTCGCTTCCTTCGATCTTGACGAGTCGCAAAGCCGTTTTTTGTCTCGCGGTCAGGATTCTTTCAGCTCCCAACCGCACTCTTCCGACATGTACCCGCTCGGGCTTGTCGGCCCGAGCTCCTCCAACAGCTTTTCGCGGAGCTCGGGGTCTTGCTCCGACCACACAGCCGGGAGCCACCACGTGTCAAACCGTGGCTTGTACGTGAGGCGCAACGAAACGTGCTCTTGCACGTCTCCGTCCTCAATCTCCCGCGCGATGCGCTCACGCGCATCGTTCATCGCCTCCCAGCTTTCGAACTTTCCGTACTCGTCCATCTTTGTTCCCCTTGCCATTTTCCTCAGCCCGATGCTGAGGTTCCCTTTCCCGAGCGCTTTCGCCCGATCGATCGTCGCATCGTCCAGCATCACCTGGACGCGGCGCACTGCGGCGCCGTCGCGGGTCTGCCTGCCTTTGGTCTGCTTCATGTCTCAGTCCTCGCGCCGTGTTTCGCTCGTGCGGGCGACGGGCTGCCCGGCCCCGTTCACCCACTCCGTGCTGTTCATTCCGCCGGCGGGCATCACGTCCGGGGCGTCGATCGCGCCGATCAGGGCGCTGTAGGGCATCCAGTCGCTGCCGGCGCGGCCGAAGCCGACCGATCGGCAGTCTCGGTCAAGGGTGAAGTGGGCGCCCTGAAGCTCGCGCGGGGCGCCTGTTCCGAGTTGAGTGCGGATCATCCCATGGCCCCTCTCATCAAGCCCTGGTGGCGCTGCGCAACTCGTGGCGCAGCGCTTCGCCACTGTCGCCCAGGGTGCTCACGAAGATTCGACCGCTGTGGTCTGCGTGCACCCCTGCTGATACGCCGTCAGCGTCGACAATGTCTCGGCCAAGCGCGTCGCTCTGCACGCTGTACCCCGCGGGCAGCTCGTATTCCGCAGCCTCTTGATTGCGGTGGTCACACACGACCACTTGCCCGGTTCCCGCTACAGGCATCAACTTCGCTGTTTTCATGATCTCTCTCCGGCCTGGTGTACCGCCGTGACGGTGCAGCCGGCCGCATCCTGCGCGGTCGCCTCGCCGTTCTCGACGGCTTGTTCTACCAGCTCCCGCAGGAACCGGGTTGGCGCGGTCCACATGGAATACGTCCCTATTGTCTGATCTCCTTCGCGGACGACCGCCATTGCTTCGCGGTCGTCGATGACGGTCTCACGGCAGACCGCCAAGGAGTTGTCCGTGTCCGCGTCCATGTCTTCCGCGGTCTCGTACACCAGCACGTCGAGGCAGCAGCTGCCGTCGACGTTGCCCGCGTCGCAGTCCCAAAAAAACTTTCCAGCGTGCTCGGCCGTGAATTCGCTGTACGTTCTCATGATTCCTCTCCTGTCTGTGGTGCCGCCCCTGCGATCACCTTGATTGTATAATACGCACTATACAGAGAGAGTTCAAGGGCCTTTTTACTCGTCTTCCGCCCTGAGCCCCATCCGCGCCACCTCTCGGCGCACGTCGCTGATTTGCGCCTGGAGCACCGCATTGAGGCGCGCGGCCTCGTGCCC